GCCATCAAACGCCCACTGCGCGTCAGGTGTGCGCATAGCGGCCGCCGCATAGAACATCAACTGTGGGTTTTCTTCCACCTCGACCATGACACCGTCACCGAATTTCCAATCCAAAACGACGGCGCGGTTACCAAGGCGGCCAATGAGATCAGTAGACCCAAACACGCCAGGCAACAAATCACCAAAGCCAACTCTAGTCTCTGCCTCAATTTCCATAACACGGCTGGGGTCGATTGCATCTAGCGCCTCCAATGCGGGTTTGATTTTATTGTCGATCAATTCTTGCGTAAGGATTTGGTCTTCGTAACGTGTGCCAAGGTAATGCTCAGGGGCTTCGTCGCCCATGATGAGTTCGGCCATGACGTTGTGTAGAAGTGTGCCTTCGTCAGCGTATTTGTTAGAAGGTTTGGGCGGCATCTTTTGCACCATGGCCACACTGCCGGGGCAGTTGATGACGCGCTTTGCAGTTGAGCCGCCGACTATATTTGAGTGTTGCACTGTACTGTCCTTTAGTTAATGAGACTCAAATATAGCACAGAAATAATTGTTGTGCAAATCTTTTTTACATGTATACTTCACAACATGAGAGAAAAAGAAATTGAAGTTTATTTTGATTGGGCAGTGCAGCGCATCGGTGGCCGGACTTGGAAGTTTACTTCGCCCGGACGCAAAGGTGTAGCAGATCGCATTGCGTGTTTACCCGATGGCCAGACATGGTTTGTTGAACTCAAAACCAAAGGCGGGCGCATGTCTGAACTGCAAAAATTATTTCAGTCAGAGATGGCGCTGTTGCGCCAAAACTACGCATGTTTGTGGACTAAGGAACAAGTTGATGGTTTCATTACGACCGTATCAAGAGACAGCCGCTGACTTTCTCTTTGAGCATGACCGCGCCATGATCTTGGCGCCGGTGGGTGCAGGCAAAACAGCCATCACGCTCACGGCCATGTGGGAGATGCTGCGCGACGGCCACGTCAAGCGTTGGCTGGTGCTGGCGCCTAAGCGTGTGTGTACCGACGTGTGGCCAATCGAGCGCCCTAAGTGGGCTGACCGCATCAGCATGGCTCTGTGCGTTGGCACACCTAAGCAGCGTTTGGACGCCCTCAAAAGCAACGCCCAAGTGGTTGTGACCAACTACGACAATTTGCAGTGGCTGGCCGAGCAAACGCTGAACTTTGATGGCGTGGTGTTTGACGAACTGACAAGGCTCAAGAACCCTTCTGGCACACGCTTCAAAGCGTTCCTTAAGGTCGTTGACCCCATGACAACGCGCTGGGGCTTGACAGGCTCATTCACCAGCAACGGCTTGGAAGATGTCTTTGGCCAGTGCAAAATCGTTGACCAAAGTTTGCTTGGCCGTTCCAAGGGCGCGTTCATGCAGCAATACTTTGTGCTGATCAATAAAGAGTTCGGCGAATGGGCGCCCAGAGCGGGTTCGCTTGAGAAGGTTATGAACGTGATCAAGCCTGCCACATTTGTTTTAGAGGCAGGCGAGTATAAGGACAAGCTGCCGCCTTTGCATACTGTCGAGGTCAAGTGCGACATGGATTTGACGCCTTACCAGACACTCAAAAAAGACTTTGTGCTGGACGGCATCACGGCTATCAACGCGGCGGTTGTCACCGGCAAGCTACAACAACTGGCGTCAGGTTTTGTTTACGACACGACGACCACGCCATCCGATTCGCCGGGCAAGTTTACCGTAACGCAAAAGCCGATCTGGTACAGCATGCACAAGTTTGAAAGGTTAGAGGAAATAATTCAAGAGAACCAACATGCCAACACCATCATTGCTTATACCTACCAAGAAGAACTTGCCGAACTCAAGCGACGTTTTAACGTCACGACCCTTGACGACGACAGAGCCATTGAACGATGGAATGATGGAAAGGTCAGGCTATTGGCCGTCCATCCAAAATCAGCAGGCCACGGGCTTAACCTTCAGCACGGCGGCTGTCACATGGTGTTTCTGTCACTGCCGTGGAGTTTGGAATTGTACGAACAGACCATTGGCCGTTTGCACCGCAGCGGGCAAAAATACCCTGTGTGGTGCTACATCTTAATGACCAACAAAACGGTGGATGAAAAAATCTGGGCGGCGCTTCACGACAAGCGCGCCATATCTGATATTGCAATGGAGGAATTAAAGTGAAACGATTTGATTTATGGAAGGCCAAACTAAAAATGGCCAAAGCAGAACTGCGCATCAGAGGCCGCGAGGCCAACGCCGCCGCCCGCGCTGTCATCCGCGTACAAACAACAATAACGCAATTGGAGAAGAAAATTGACAACTACCTGGCGAAGCCTTAACAACGAGTTAAGCCGTCTGAGCGAAGAAGAAGTCCTCAGATTGCTCAATGAAGAACGTGTTGGCGCCAAGCGCGCTACCATGCTTCAGCGCCTTCACCAGCGCTACAACACCCTGCGCGTAGCGCGGGAGAGACTAGAACTACTCAAAGGAGCCACACAATGTTAGAAAAACCACCTTACTCAAAAATCAGTTATCCCTCTGTGGCGAACAAGGATTTTAAATGGGAGTCTGGTTCAGACGTCCAAGCCATTTGGCGCAAGCACGGCTGGACACCACCGTCTGAGACTATGACCCCACCGCCACCGCCAGCAGAAAAATACATTGAGCCTTTGAGGAGAGTGCGCTAATGATGCCTGCGATTCAAATGGGCCGAATCGCGCCCGTGCATCAATTAAAGTTTTGCACCAAGTGTCAAGAAAGCAAACCGCCAGAGGGCGGCGTTGAAATGGGCGCAAAGTGGCACTGCCAACTTTGCTGGGTTAGACGAACAACTGGTAAACACCTAAGACAAAATGCCACGACCAAAACCACCTGAACCACTATTAGGCCGACAAGTCCGAATGTCAGACAGACATTGGATGATCTTGCAAGAACTTGGCGGCGCTGAATGGCTGCGCAAACAACTGGATAAGAACGCCAAGATGCCGGCCAAGTATTACCGCATGGAAGTAGACGCACCTTCAAAAAGGGAACCCAATGATTAAGGAAAACACATGAGTTATATTGTGGCATCGTTGCCGCCCATGAAATGCTTTGTAAAGCGCGAGTTTTTATACAATGACCACAAGGGACACGGCGAGTTGGAGCCGGCCATTTGGGTCAGCCTTAAAGCCTTGCGTGGCCAAGTGTTCCGCATTGAATCGCTGTTGCCGGCTTACGGCGCGCTGTACGACAAGCTGCCGATCCACGCCTACGTCTGGCATGCTGACGCCGGCAACTTGCCTGTTGACACTTTGCAACTTTGGGACTGCATGGGTTATCGCTTTACCATCATTGAAAAGATTGGCCTACGCAACCTTGGCGTAAAGTTTCTTGGCAAGGACAAAGAGTGGCACTTTGGGCGCTATCTGTTTACGGTGGACTTCTGTGCTGACGGCATGGACTTAGACACGGGCTTTACCGAACAGGCCGAGGAACACAAATCGTTTAACTGGATTGCCTTAGACAACGGCCAGTTTGCCTGCCAGCCCAACAACCGATGCTTGTGGTACGACCAGAGCCTAATCCCCGCTGAGACAAAGTTTCCTGACTTTCAAGCAGCACAAAGATTGTGGACGGTTGATGGCACACGCAAGTGGTCAGCCGGCGATGATTGGTTCTACGACATTAAGGCGAGAAATGACTAACAGCCCAGACTTTGCAACGTGGAGCCAGGTTAACTTGGCCAAGTTTGCCGACGAAGCCTACGTCAAGTTGTGTGAGCAAGACGACCGCATCCAGCACTTGCAATGCGATCTGAAGACCGCCATTGAGGCTTACCGAGCGTTAAGTAAGGAACAGGGCGCGCTCGTCGATGCGCCGGTTTTGAAGGCCCCGTAAGACTTTGCCGCCAGCCATGCAGTATTTCAGAAGTTCTTCGGCAGCGCCAGCCATGTCGCCCCGAAGAACTTTCTGGCGCATGGTTGAGCGTTGCAGTGTGCCTAGCCCGACATTGAATGAAAACGATACAAGTGCGTCAAACTGTCCTTGAGTAAGAGGCACAGGGCAATAAGTGGCCACGCCTTTCTCAAACCGAGCAAGGTCTGCCCTAAGTATTGCATTTACTTCGTCTTTTGAAAACGATCGATTATCTTCTGGATGAAGCGCGTAACCGCCTCTTTGATCAATTGGCATCTTGCCTTGATTTGGGTAAAGAACATGGCCTACTCCTATTGTCCACAGCTTTGCTGGGCACTGGTATGGTTTAAATCGAACACCCTCATGGTGTTTGATCATTTCAATTGTTTTGGGGCTGACGTTCATTTGCCAAACGCCCGGCCACCAAAGTGAAACGCAATGATGCTGGCAAACAGCGCCTGGGTATCAGAGTCCCACAGCATTTCGGCCAACTCCACAAATGTAGCACCACTATGCCAGCCGTAGGCAAACAGGCCGACGTCTACAAACAACAGCAAAAAGAAGAAACCATAGGTAATGACAGGACGAACGCTGGCGCGTAGGTTCTTCATCCACTGGCTTGTGCCTTCGTTCAGACTTGTGTCGTGGGCGTAGATGGCCTGCATTTCAGCCTGCTGCGCGCCAATTAGGATTTGCTGGGTATTGGCTGCGCTTTCGGTGGCCAACTGTTCTGACCGGATATGCTCAATGCGCTCTTGAGCCTCAAAGCCGGCTTTGCGCAATTCCAACTCGCGGGTAATTTGCATCTGCGCCAGCGCCAACTCATGGATTTTGTCAGCGCGGTCTTGGAAAAAGTCTAGCAACTTGGGCAAGCCGCCCATTAGGAAAGAAATTAGGGTCGAGAGAAGTGTTAGCATTTTTTGTCCTTAGAGTCATCATTTTGCATGAGTTTGATACCAGACAGGAACCCAATCATGCCGCCGATAAGAGTAGAAAAAGCGGGTGAAATCATTTTGAAAATCTCGGCGTTGTCCACCTCTTTGGCCCACAGCCCCAACATAAAGCTGACCACCATGGCTAACACGGAGATACATAGGGTTGTGCTTACCATGAGTGTGACGTACAACGTCAGCTTGTCCCTTGTGTCCGGTGTGGGCTTCAAGGGGGTTTTGGGTATCGGTTTCTTGGTCATACAAGGGCATCAATTTTTCGTTTCAGATTGGTAATGTCAATGTTTATCGTGATCTGTCGCATTCTGTATTCGTAAATCTCATACTCATACTGATGGAACTTTTTGACTTGTTGATCCACTTGCACTTGAACCGCCCGTTCAGCGTCTAAACGCTCTACCCGCTTGGCAAAAACTTCTGCCTGCAAATTGACTTGCGGCAGCACCACCGGATACCATTTGTCGAAACTGATCTTCACTTCTTTTCCCGATCAAGCGCATCTTTGTATCCATGAATAACTTTAGTTCTGAGTTCTGCCGAGTCTGCCGCGCCAGCCCACTCTGACAAGTTGTTCCACATCACCACATAATCTTGAGATCGACAATGCTGCGCATTGTTTGTTAGCCACATTGACATCTGCTGATGACGCTCGGACGGGTTGTGAATTGTGTAAGCAATTGACCAAAACTCGCGCACATGACAGCCATTCTTGGCTACGGCTCCAACTAGCCCCAACAGCAGTAACAGAATGAGCCAACGCATTTACCACGCCCAACTCCATGCAATTATGTAAGTGCCAAAGATGACGAAGGCAACTAAAAGAACCGCCGCAATAAATGCTTCGGCCCAATCTTTCATTTGTCGACCTTGTTGTCCAGTTTGTCAAAAATCTTGCCAAGCATTTCTTTGATGTCGCGCATGTCGGCTCGATAATCGTCGCGGCTAACATAGTTCAAAGGCATCGCCCGCACGTCAGTGTCAAGGCGTTCAAGCGAACGGTAGATGTTGTTCAACACCCAGCCACCTAGAAAGCCTGCCAAACTAACCGCAATGTTAAAAAGAACTTGCGTGTCCATTACGGTCTTCCAGGCGCCATGTTGTTCAAAATAATCCGCGCTGGCTGGTTTGCCAAGGCGTTATCGTAACGATCTGGCGCCAAAGCATTGACGCCCATAGTTGTCGTGCCCGTAGCAGCCGCTTTAGTGCCAGACTTCCATTGGCTTGGATCAGACAACAGTTTTAGCACTTTGACGCGCTCCTCGCCGGGCAGTGTGGCCAGTAAGTCGGCTGCACCCTCGGGGGTCTGTAACGATTTAGTCAATGTCTCCATTGTCTTTTTGCCAATTTTGGTTTCCAAAATTTGCAACGCTTTGTTGGTCGTGGCGGCCACAGCGTTTAGATACGACGGGACGCGCAACTTGGACATGTTGTCAAGCAACAACTGTTTCAACGCGTCTTGACCACCCGGCGTGGTTGCCGTGCCACTAACTTGCTCCTTGATTGCAATCTCGGTCAGGCGCTTTTTAGCCTGCTCTTGCAAAACTGCCATAGTGCTGTCGGCTAGTTCAGTGGCGATGTTGTACTTGCCTGGGCCAAGAATCTTTTCCACAACTTCTGGCGATTCGTTTTGCACCAGACGAACAAATTCGTCTTTGTTGTTTTTAAAAAGGTCAAGGGCTTTGCCGGC